GCAACTCAAGCGTAGACACTCTGCAATCGCCTCATGTATTTTTCACGCAGTCAGGGACCAGCCCTAAGTACGTCAAGGCATCGTCAACTACATTGGGCTGGTCGCCGCATAATCTATGTCGGCAAAGTGAGGCGTTTGGGACCACTTGGGCAGACCTTGGGGGCACCACGACGATAAGTGCCAATTCCACTACTAGCCCCAGCGGCTCATCGACCGCCGACACACTTATACCAACCGCCGCCGGTGCTCAGACTTATGGTCGCACGATACCCATAACGGCTACAATTCAAGCCGAAGCACTTTACACCATTTCTTGTTACTGTAAGCCCGCTGGATACAGTTGGGTCGAAATCTTAGCGTCCGCTTCGGCATACACCGATTATGCTGGCACCTCGTTTGATGTGACGAATGGCGCGCTGGGCACGAACAGGACTAATACTTGGACAATTGTTGACCGATCTATCACAAGCGTCGGCAGCGGTTGGTATCGCTGTGCAGTCTCTTTTCTAACTAGCACTGTGCCGTTAGACCAATTGGATATTCGTGTTCAGAACGCCGATACCTTTGCGGGTACCTTTAGCCCAAATGGGACCGATGGCGTTTATCTGTGGGGCGCTCAGCTAAATCGCGGTATCGTTCCCACTGCCTACATTTCCACCACCACCGCAGCCCGTATCGGCGTTCCCATTTCCTACGGTCAGGGGCTGCTGGTTGAACCGGCGGCGACTAATTTGTTGACACGTTCGCAAGAACTTGGAAGCGCGGGCATTTGGTCGCAATCTAATGTGACTCTAACTACTGATAACGCCGTAGCTCCTGACGGATCAACGACAGCAGAAACATTGACCGCTAATGGGTCTAATGCGAGCCATTCTGTTACTCAAACCATAACCACAACAGCCGATGCGACCTACACCTATTCAGTCTATGCAAAGGCTGGCACTGAGGATTGCGTCTATCTGAGAAACAATGGTGGCGTCAACAACTGGTGGACAGCAATCTTTGATTTAGATGGCGGGGGATCGAGCGCAACGCAGACAGCAGTGGGGGCCACAAGCGGCACCATTGTCTCAACATCTCAGGTGGATTTAGGCAATGGATGGGTTCGCTTAACCGTTACTGGCTCAATAACGCCAACAAGTTCGGGCATGACGCTTGGGGTTGCTGAAACTCCCACTGGTTACACATTCTCAACGCAGGGAACACCCACCCCCAACTCGTCATCGGGAACCATACTCTATTGGGGCGCACAGCATGAACTCGGCACCGTCGCCACTTCCTACATTCCCACAGTGAGCGCAACAGCGACGAGGGCGGTCGATGCCGTCACTGTAGCAACTAACACGTTCCCCTATGGGTCAGGCTCATCAAATTCAGTTATAGCGTGGATTACAGGCAGGATCACCAATGACGCGGTGCTTGCTAGGATATTTGAAATTGATGATGCTGTGGGCGCAGAGATTGTGCTTGTTGGAGCCATTACGGGAGATACGCCCGACAGTTTTGGTGTAGCGATGACTGCGGGTAGCGTGGCGCAAGTTGCTGCCGGAACTACCAAGACAGGCTCTTATAATCTTGCTGGGAATAAAGTTGGAGTAGCATGGGCCACCAACAACACCGGAATTGTTGTTGATGGCAGCGCCGAAGTTACCGACACGTCCTGTACGGTGGCAGGAGCATCTATAACCACCATCAGGTTTGGGTATTCATTCATAACAGGTAGCCGAGAGTTTAACGGGTTCATTCGGCGGTTTATCACCGTACCTCGTCGCATGACCGAAGCTCAAATGCAGGCAAAGACAACCTAATGCTCTACAACAACTTCGTCGTCGTCACCGACACGCCCGCGCGGCTCCGTGACTTCCTCATCAATCGCGGTGTCATCGAGCAAGATGCGGAAGGCAATCTCGTTGGCGTTCGTCCAGGCATGGAATGGGTGAAGGTGCCTAACCCTATCGTAACCGATCCCGGCAGTGGCGTTCCTGGCGAGCCTGGATATATCCCGCCGACATACGACACGCGCTCCGTGTTCTTGGTGAAGTTCGCGCATGAGAGCCTGGACGATGACATGATCGAGGGATCGCCCGGCAGCGGGGATGTGCTGGATTGGTCAAAATTCGGAAACTGGGTGAAGAATAATTCAACCGTGCAGGCGGCCCCGGCAGGGTGGACGATCAACGGTGAGCCTGCCGGAAATGCGCGCAAGGTCAACGGCGAGCAAGTCTGGCTTGTGCATGATCGTCCAGAACGGTTCGGAGTGTGGCAGTGAGCCGATGCAATGGATCATTTTCTACGATGACGGCTCGACCTTTTCATCGCTAGATGGCGCGTGGGCAGAAGCACCTTCTGACGGCGTTCTTTACGTTCTCGTTCAATACGGCGATGTCATTCAGACATTGAGCGGCAGCGATCATTACGTGCTGCTCGATGATGAGACGGTTGCCACAACACCGGATCTCGGGCCGCTGTTGCGTCAGTGGGGCGTCAAGTTTGGACGCTGGACAACGCACAAGCGAATGGAGGAAATTGGTAAGCGGGTAGCTAGAGAGGCAGCGTCATGGCCACGATAACTTGGTACATGACGAACAATCTGGCGAGCGTTCATCAGGAGATGTCAACGACTGACCCTGGTACGGAAGCCAATGCTTCACCGCAGACAGGGTGGGTGGTCGGTACTGGCGCAACACTCCACTCGCCATTCGATGCCCAAAGCAACCAAGCATCTGCGACTTTCACCGCTACTACTAATCCTGACGGTACGCCAAACACGGGGGCCGGTGCTGGTGACTGTCTTCGCAGCACGCTTGCTTATACCGGGAACTTCGCATCAGCGAACTGGACCTTCTCTTTCTGCTTTCGTGGCGTCACGCAGGCGGGCGCGCAAGACGGGCGCATTCGTTTTCGTCTATTGAAAGGAGGCGACCCGACAGGAGCGGGTGCAACTGATATTTCAGGTTCACAGCAGCAAGCGAGCCTTGTAACAAACCTTCTGACTACGCCCACACAGACATCATCGCTGATTGTCAACCCCGGCGCGTTCGAGGTTTCAAACCAATACATCTTCGTGCAGATGGCTTGGGAGCGTACAGGCGCGGGCGGTATGACCACGACCGACGTGGCGTTTCGGATTGGCAACGCGAGCGGGGCCGGTACTAGGGTCTTGTCTGCTGACTTTACGCCTACGCCGCCCAGGACAACGCCACCGTTAGGGATGTGGACTGACGTGTCCTATCGGAAAGTTCCGCGAGGATACTGAAGATGTTTACGCGGGCAGTCTTCGTTATCCCGGTATTTTACCAACAACTGTTTTATGTTCCGCAGCCACCTCCTGATGTAACTGTTCCCTTCGTTGCTCCCATTTTCGCGGATCACGCGCCGGATCGTGCGCGCAATCTGGAGCGTTCGCGCGGGGGCTTGACTCTGGTGCCGAAGGCACCGGCGGCGGAGGAAGTTTTTCCGTTCACCGTCACTTATGCAGCAGCGCATAGTAGAACACTCAATTATCAGGATTTGGTTTCTGTCCCGCAGCCGACCGTTGCGGTCGCGGAAGCGCCATTCGCGTTTACCGTCACCACTGCCGGGTCGATAACTGGCGGGGCGCTTCAGTATCAAGACTATGTCTATGTTCCGCAGCCACCGACAGAGGCGGCGGTCGTCACCATCGACTGGATGCCGCGATGGGAAGGCGCGGCCAGAGTTAAGCAGGCATGGCGAGTGTCCGGCTCGCCGTTCGTTCCAAGAGCGCAGACACTTGACAATCTTACTTGGCCGCTAACGCAGGGAGATAAAGCGCGGCTGATTCCGCGTATCACCCCGCAAGGTCATCATCTTTTTATCCCAACAGAAGCGACCCTAGACAACACGACGAATCGTGTCTGGCCGCTAACGCAGGGAGAGAAGGCGCGGCCGATTCCGCGTGTCGCACCGCAGGGGTATCATCTTTTTATCCCGGCAGAAGCGACCTTAGATAACACGACAACTCGTGTTTGGCCGCTCGCTTACCAAAATGCTGCACCGGCTAGACGGACAGGACAGCAGGGCCATCATTTATTCATTCCGCCGCCGGTCGCAGCTGAAGAAGCAGAGCCGCCGTTCGCGTTCACTGTCACGACTGTCGGCGCGGTTCGGAGCGGCTTCCACTATCAGGATATTGTTCATCCGCCGATTGCGCCGGTGGCGGTTGAATATGCAGCCGCGCCGTTCACCATCACCTATGCGGCGGCGTACAGCAGAACGGTTCAGTATCAAGATTACGCCTATGTTCCGCTGGCGGCGGAGGTTGACAACACAACAAACCGCGTCTGGCCGCTCGCTCAGGGTCAGAAGGCGCGGCCGATTGCTCGCGTCGCGCCGCAGGGATACCATCTATTTGTCCCGGCAGAGGCCACCCTAGACAACACGACGAATAGGGTTTGGCCTCTTACGCAAGGCGCTCAAGCTAGGCCGATCCCACGACCGCCGCAGGGTCTATGGGCATTCGGCTTCCCATATCAGGGCGTTGATAACTTCCGGTTCCAATGGGACTGGACGTTTCAATGGCCGTCTGCCGTTAGGATTCCCCGGCCAGAGCCGCAGGGTGGCTCGCCGTTCGTTCCCGCCGAAGCCACGCTCGACAACACGACGAATCGTGTCTGGCCGCTCACGCAGGGCGTGCGCGCGGCGCAGCCCGTACCGCATCCGGCTCCGCAGGGAGCCTGGACGCTTGGCTTCCCGTATCTCGGCGTTGATAACACTGTCACGATTGATAAGTGGCAGCAGCCGCTTGGCACGAAGGCGGTTCCTATCTCGCGGCCAGCGCCGCTCGGCGGAACGCCATTCATCCCGAAAGAAGCCACGGTCGAGAACACGACCAATCGTGTTTGGCCTCTGGCGTTCGGGGAGAAGGCAAGGCCGATCCCGCGCATTGCGCCGCAGGGTCTGTGGACGTTCGGGTATCCGTATCTTGGCATCGATAACTTCCGCTTCCAGTGGGATTGGACGATCCAGTGGCCGGATCGGATGCCCCGCTTCTGGTGGAAGGGGCGTCCATATCAGCCATTCGTTCCGGCTGAAGCCACCGTTGACAACACAACAAACCGTGTCTGGCCGCTAACGCAAGGCGAGAAGGCCCGGCCGATTCCACGTGTCGCACCTCCGGGTGCGTGGATCTTCGGCTATCCGTACCCGTCAGTCGCGAACACCACGAATACCGTTTGGCCCCTCACGCAAGGCGAACGGGCGCGGCCTATCCGACGCCCGGCGCTCGGCTATGTGCCGTTCGTCGCAAGCCAGCCCGTCGTCATCGTATTCAACGAGTGGCCGCTTACGAAAGGCGAGAAGGCCCGGCCAATCCTACGGGCGCGGCAGGGCTTCTATGCCTTCGGCTTCCCGTATGCTCAGCCGCCGAACACGGTCACCATCGACAAGTGGATGGTGCCGCTCAGTCGCGCGGTGCCTATTCCACTGGCGGCGCCTCCGGGTTATGTCTGGTGGAGTCGTCCGATTTCCTTTGCCGTCCCAGCGGCGGCCGTGACCGGCGTCGCCTGTGTTCGTGTCGCCCCGGAGAATTGCCGTGTGACGTTCGGTCAATCTCGCACCCCTGATGCCAAGGGCTGTCGTGTGACGACCGGCAAAGCCCGCACGCCTGACAAGAGAAGCAGAAGGACATGAGGACGCTAGACCGCCGCATCGACATCGAACGCTTCAGCCATGTCCAAGATGGCACCGGCCAGGAGGTCGAGGCATGGTCGAAGATCGCCACGCGCCGCCCGGCAGCGATCAAGCCAGTGCGCGGCGATGAACGCTACACGGCCGCGCAGTTTGTGGCGCGGCAGCAAGTCGAGTTCACGATCAGATGGGCTGCTATCGTGGCGGACCTAAGCCCGACCGATCGGATAATTTACCCGTCAGCCACGTCACCGGCAGACGTGGATGCCCCGAACGTGTATGACATTATCGAGGTAAGCGAGTTGGGTCGCCGGGAGGGCTTGCGGATCATCGCGGCAAGACGGGCAGAGGAATAGATGCTAGTCGAACTGCGCGCATACATCATTGCGGATCCGGCAGTGCAAGGGCTGATCGGCACGCGAATGTACCCGGTCCAATTGCCGCAGAACGTCACCACGCCAGCGGTCAGCTACCAAGTCGTCGGCACGACAAGGAAGCCGGTCATGCTGCACGATGATGGCATGCCGATGACGCGGGTGCAGATCGATTGCTGGTCGCCCACGATGAGCATAGCCGAAGCCGTGGATGAGGCGATCCGCTCGCTGTTCTTTGATTACGAACGGGCAGAGTTGGGCGGCAGTCCAGGCGTGCTCGTCGCTGGCATCTTCAATGAGGGCTACCGCACCGACTTTGAACCTGACACACTTCTGTACCGCGTTTCCCGAGACTACCGAGTGTTCCACGCTGAAAGCTAAGGAGAAAGACAATGGCTATTGGTGATCCCTCTGGTGCCATGATCGGTCATGGGTCAAGAGTTCAAATCGGATCGACCCTCGGGGGCAGCCCGGAGGGCAATCCTTTTGCCGAGCTTGAAGAAATCACGAACATCACCGCGCCTAGCTCGACCATCGACATGGTGGACGTGACGAGCATGCAGAGCGTGAATGCTATTCGTGAATTCGTGCCGGGCCTGACTGATCCTGGTGAAATGAGCTTCGAGATGAATTTCATCCCGAACTCTAACTCTGACAACATTCTACAAGCCTTGAGAAATGAACCGCCATCATCGCGCAAGCGGCAATTGCGGATCATTTTCCCGAACAGCATCATGTGGCAGTTCGAAGGCTTGTTGATGACCTACGAGCCGGTTGCACCGACAGATGACAAGATGACCGCAAGTGTGTCATTCAAGGTTACGGGCGTCGTGACCCGGGCTGTCTATACGGGGTAGTTGAATGGCAAATCCACTTAAAGGCGAAGTTGGTTTCGAGGCGGGCGGTGTGCATTACACGCTCGTTCTCGGAACCTACGCTCTTGCCGCCTTACAGCGGCGTTCCGGCATAGGGACCACGCAGTTCTTCAATCGACCGCCAGCGGAATGGGGCGTCGATGATATTCTAGGTGTGCTGCATTGTGGGCTGATGCGGCACCATCGGTCTATCACCGAGGAACAGGTGTCCGATATCATCGACGAACTCGGGCAAGCGAAAGTCGGGGAGCTTGTATCGGAAGCGATGAACATTGCATTCCCTGAGCAGCGGGAGGGGCGCAGCCCGCGCCCTACGAAGCTGAGGTCAGCCTAGACGCGCTCTATCGTTCCTGGCTGGTCGCGGGCTATCCGCCCGATGCGTTTTGGGATCAAACGCATCGGCTGTTGCAGATCGCCTTTGAGGTGTCTCACGAACGCATGATCGCCGCGCACAATGACCGTGCGTGGATAGCATGGCATACGGCGGCGCTTCAGAACGCGAAGCGGATGCCGCCGCTCAAGAAGCTATTGCTGCAAGCGCCCAAGCGGCGGCAGACCATCGCAGAGCAAATGGCGATTATGGCCCAATGGGAAGCGGTAACGAGGCGGATCTATGAAAACAGTCAGCGTCAAATGGTCGGGCGTGAAGGAAATGGAGCAGATGCTGAAGGACCTAGGTCCGCGAATAGCAAGCCGTCTCGGCGGTCGCGCGGCCAAGGCGGGAGCGAAGCCCATCATCAAGATGGCGAAGGCTCTGGTGCCAAAGAAGACCGGGGAATTGAAACGCTCGATAGTAGCCCAAAAGGAAAGAGCTAAAGGCGGAGCCTACGCGGCGACGCAAACGGTACTGATCGGGTTCCGTCCTCCCGCGAGCCGCCGCGCGCATCTGGTAGAATTCGGCACCTCACATTCGAGTGCCAAGCCATTCATGCGACCGGCACTCGATGCCCAACACCAGGCGGCCCTCGACCGTATGAGGGAGGTGCTGGCGCAAGGCATTCAGAAAGAAGAATATAAACGGGCAACCGCCCCCGAGGCGCTTTACGATATATTCACTGATGAAACGCCGGATGAGGTCTGATCGTGGCATCAATTGGCTCGCTTGTTGCTGATCTTGTTCTGAACTCAGCATCATTCACCAGCGAACTTTCCAAGGCGCAAGCCGCGACGGCCAGAAACACGGCCGCCATGACCAAAAGCATGGCGGGAATCGAGCGCGGTTTCGTTTCGGCAGGCAGGGCGCTCAAGACATTTGTTGTCGGATATGCGTCGATTGCTGGCGTCAAGAGCCTTGCAAACCTTGGCATAAGCGCCATCAAAGCCGCCGATGAGATTGCGGTCGCGGCTCGCAAGATCGGGGTTTCGGCAGAAGAACTACAGCGATGGAATTTTGCCGCTGATCAAGCCGACATTAGCGCGCAAGAACTAGCCAATGCTTTCAAGAAATTTCAAGCGAATGTTGCGACCGGCAAAGTCAAGGTTGAAGCCGACAGTATCACGGGCGCTTTCGCAGATACCGTCAAGCAGATCGCTGCCGCCACTACGGCAAACGAGAAAATGGCGATTGCGATCAAAGCGGTCGGACCGAAGGGCGCGCAAACATTGTTGGCGCTCTCCGCAAATGCAGCGGATTTTGCTAAGAATCTTGATGAAGCTTTTGTAACGTCCGAAAAGTTAATCGGTATTGGTGATGCGCTCGATGATGAATGGGGGAAGGTAAGCAATGCGCTCTCGGCAGGATTTCAGACCGGCGTTTTGCAAGCGTTCGGACAGCAGCTAACACTCAATCATGATTCGCTCGCCGGTCTTAACCGCACAGCCGAACAGTTCGGCAAATTCACGGTAACGGCGTTTGGTCTTGGTGCCGTTGCCATCAAGGGATTTTTTGAACTTCTTTCTGGCGCGCGGGATCTCTGGAACGGCTTTATTGAAATTGTTTCCTCCACAGCACCAATCTGGCAACGCATCTCAGCGGGCGCGCAGCTTCTGGCCTCTGATATTTCAGCGGTGTTCAGTGCCGTGTCCGGCGCCGTCCGTGCTGCAAACGATTTTATCACGGAGATGTTTTCTTCGGCATTTGCGTTCGTGTTGAGCGCAGCCGAGAATGTAGCGAGCGGGATTGCCGAGGCATTTAATAGCGTCTCCGGCGTTGTCTCTGGCATTGGTGATATCTTTAGCAGCGTGTTCGGCGCGGTTTCGGAAACTGTCACTGCCGTATTCGAAACAATCAAAGATGCCACTGTAAAGCTGGTGCAACAGCTAGGGCTTCCCAAGGAAGCCTTCAGCGCCCTTAACACGCTCGCGGAATCATTCGGCAGACTTACAGTTTCCGCGTTCAGCATCGCCACAAATGCGGCGAAGCTGTTTCTTGAGGTTATGTCCAAGGCGCGGGAGGTATGGGACGGATTGTTCGCGACCGCCCAAGCGGCAGGCGCGGAAGCGGAGAAGGCAGCGGGCGGCGTCAGTACCGTAGCCAAAAACATTCCGGTCGGGGCGCCTGGCGCATTTCAGGGAGCGGCAAAACCGGGAGCGGCAAAACCGGGAGCGAAGCCGCCGGGCGGAACCCCTCTCGGTGAAGGGCCTGATCTCGTCGCTAAGAGGAAGGCAGAAGCAGAGGCAACGAAGGCAGCATCGGAAGCGCAGCGGGTTTACAATCAGCATGTCCAAGCCGGTATCAGTCTTGTCGATCAAGTTGCCACTCCGCTGGAAACATATCGCCAGAAACTTGGCGATTTGCAGATGGCGCTGGACGCCGGGAAGATCAGCTCTCAGGAGTTTTTCAGCGCCCAAGTTGCCGGTATATCGCAGATCGCGGGAGAGTGGCTTGACGTGGCCGCCACGGTTACGGGCGCGCTTGGGTCAATGTTCGGCGACAATAAGGGTTGGGCAATTGCCTCGGCGATCATCAATACCGCGCAAGCCATCACGCGGACCTTCGCGCAGTACGGCTTCACTCCCATCGGTATCGCAGCCGCAGCGGCACAGGCCGCTGCGGGCGCGGCTCAGATCGCCGTCATTAAGAAGCAGCAGGCCAAGGGTGCATTTACCGGCGGCAGCTTCATGGTGCGCGGCGCTGGCGGAGTGGACAATAATCTCGTCGCCATGAACTTGACGCGCGGCGAGCGTGTGGACGTGACGCCTGCCGGTGCGGCAAACGCGGAGGTCATGCGTAAGGTGATCGACATTCCGGGGTGGAGTCCTGAGAAACTTTATGAGGGCCGGGTTCTGCAATTCCTTCTGGACAAAATTGATGTCGAGCTTCGCAACGGGCGCAGGCTTGGCGGGCGCGGGCGCACGGTCTTTGCGGGGACATAATGGCAATCATCACGGCGGCTGGTGTGGACGCATCCTTCCCGCGTATCATGTGGGATTCAGTCTTTCGTCGGGAGGGCAGCCAGGACGTTCTCTCATCGACCGGGGATGAATCGACCGAGTTCGCAATGGAGAACGCGGTCATCGATCCGGCAACGTGGAACTTCTGGCGACCGTCCACCATGCCGGGCGCGCTGGAAATCTATCTCGAAACGGCAGAGGTTGTTGATTACGCCCTGATCGCCGCACATACGCTTGGCACAGATTCCGTGACTGTCTCGGTGCAGTACGATGTCGGAGGATCGTCGCCGGGCGACTGGGCAACCGTGGCAACCACGACACCGACAGATGATACCGTCCTGGCGTTCTTGTTTACGCCGACCACAGCGCGTCGCTGGCGGCTTTTGTTCTCGGAGGCAGGGTCACCTACCGCGCGCCCTTCGGTGGGCGTAGCCATGCTTGGCAGGGCTCTCACCATGCCACGAGGCGTCAGGCTGGATCACGGCCCCATCACCTTACAGCGGCGCACCATTATCGAGCCGAACCGATCAGAGGGCGGGGCCTTCCTCGGCCGGTCGATCCGCCGCTTGGGAGCTAGCACCCAAGTCGGCTTTTCGCAGCTTGAGGAAGAGTTTGTGCGGGGCGAATTTCTCGACTTCATCACGGCGGCGCGGACACACCCTTGGGGATGGGCCTGGTCGCCAGCGGATCGGAGTGATGACGTCGCCTATGTCTGGACGCTCGATGACATTCGGCCACGCCATGAAGGCTTGCAGAATTATCTCAGCGTTGAGTTTGAGATCGACGGGATTTTGGAATGACCGATGAACAGACGCCGGGACGCGAGCCGGTTACGCTGGTCGAGATCGACCCGGATGTTTGTCTGCTCACTTATGGGGTCTCGCCTTGCACGGCGGCAGTCGGCGTCACCGGCGACGACAAATGTTTCAACTGCCTCGCTACTTGCCAAGACACGGACAATTACACCCGCAGCGCGCCAGCCATCGTCAATGTGACGGAGACGATCTTCGCCACAAGCACCACCAGTCACTTGGTGGTCATGCCAAGCACGACGACCGCTGGCGATCTATTGCTGACGTTCTTTGTCTGTGACAGCACGAGCGCGATAACCACACCATCAGGTTGGACCGTTATAATCCACTCAGCAGCGACCAGTGTGCGTTGCGGTGTTTATGCCAAGATAGCGACGGGAGCCGAAGGCGGCACCACTGTTGACTTTGTTGTCGCCACTTCTGAGGAAGCGGTCGCGCAAGTTTATCGCATTCAAAATTGGCATGGCACAATCAACGAGGCATTCGCAACTAGCACTGGCAGTGCGACCACAGCCACACCGGACCCAAATGCGCTTACGCTGCCGAAAGAGTGGGGGGGATATGGAAGACCGATTATCGCATTTGTCCACCGCGCTACATCAGCCGCAGCGAGCGTAATCAGCTACCCTGATGGTGGTTGGGATAGGAACGGGTTGCACAGCGTGGCAACTCCAGCATCGGCGAATAGTGCGGCAGCATCAACGTCATGGCAGATACTTCATGCCATAAATTTCAATCCTGGCCCATTCACTATGTCAGAGGATGGCGTTGGTGTGACTGTCACCCTCGCCGTTCGTGGTGTGGGCACGACGCTTGTGTTCAGCACGTCGCAAGAGGGCCTGCCGAAAAACATCACGGCGATCCCGTCGGTGCTGGAGGTCAAGACGCGACCCACGCGGCTCAATTTGGGCGGCATCGACGCGAGTTATGGCGCGCTGGGAAAGCGGGCCGAGATCGAGGTCGCGTTCCTCGATCACCCGCACCGCGATCTGATCGTCGATCCGTATTTGAGCGAGCGTGCCTACGATCCGCTGACGCGCGGCACGTTCTGGTCGAAATGGCTGGCGCGCAATCTCTATTATCAGAACCGCCCCATTCGTATTCGCGAAGGCTACATCGGCCAGAACCCGGTCGATATGCGAACCCGCCATTACGTCATCGACGCGATCAAAGGCCCTGGCAGAGATGGGGTTGTCACGCTGGTCGCGAAGGACGTCTTGAAGCTGGCCGAGGATGAGCGCGCGGTCGCGCCCACGCAAAACACCGGACGGCTAGAAGGGACATTGGGAGAGACTGACTCCGATCTTACGTTGATTCCGTCAGGCATCGGTGACACGGAATACAGCGAAAGCGGCTACGTTCGGATTGGCAGCGAATTAGCGCAGTTCGTCCGCATCGGCGACGGGATGGTATTGCTTGAGCGCGGTCTGAGAGGCACCAGCGCAGCGCAGCATGAGGAAGGCGACAACGTCCAAGAGGTTTTGATCTACGACAACATGGCTTCGCATGACGCCATCTATGATCTGCTGGTCAATTACGGTGGCATCTCACCGGCCTTCATTGATGAGGTTGATTGGGAAGCGGAAGCCGGGCCGTGGTCGTGGGGCGTGTCGGCGTGGTTGACAGAACCGATCGGTGTGGATCAGCTCGTCGGTGAGATCACTAGCCAAACCAACTGCACGGTGTGGTGGGACGAGCGCGACCAGGAAATTAAAATCCTAGCCATTCGTCCGGTCCTTGATACTGAAACCATCGATGACGTGACGCAGGATGCAAACATTCTTGCGGAATCGCTGGCAGTGCGCGACGAGCCTAGTCAGCGCATTTCACGGACCTTGGTCTATTACAAGCAGACGGACCCGACGAAGGGGCCGGATGACGAAGCCAATTATGCGCGACGGGCGACAAGCATTGACGAGGAAACGGAGTCGGCAGAGTTCTACGGCGAGCAGCGGATCTTCCGGGTCAGGGCGCGATGGCTGGTGTCGTTCGGGCAGGCGCATGCGCTTGGCTATCGTCTGATCCTCAGAAACAAGATCAATCCGCGCTATATCAATTTTGAGCTCGACGCCAAAGACCGCGCGCTGTGGACCGGCGATCTGGTGGACTTAACGCATCGATCAATCGTTGACTTCACCGGCCAAGCTGTGACGGGGCGCTATCTCATTATCGAGTCCGAGGAAATTGATCCGGGGCATCGGGTGCGTTACGAATGCCGGTCGCATGAGATCGACGGCCGCTTTGCCTACACGATGGAGGATACCGATTCACCGACCTTGACCTATAACACGGCGACGGCGGCGCAACGGGCAGAGCAGTTCACCGGATATATCGCCGAGGACGTTGGCGGCAGCCCGACCGGCGAGCATTATGGTTTCAGCGTGGACGGCAGCGGCCCATATCTGATTTTCTAAAGGGGAACCCATGTCCGACTATCTTGCAATTTCAGACGATCAGATTGAGCCGGGCAGGCCGGTCACCGCCACGCTCATGGGACAGCTTCGGGACAACCCGCAAGCCAGCATTGAAGGGACCGTCGGTGCGCCCAAGCTGGCAGAGGTATGGATTGCGGGCGGGGCCATAACGGCGGCGGCTGCCAGCCAGTCCATGACATTCGTGGGCCTATCGCAGTTCGTCGCGATCAAATTCAAGATCGTCGCCCGCCCCACGACCGATGGCTCGACGCCTTGGCTTCGCACGTCCACCAACGGCGGGAGCTCATTTGATGCCGGTGCAAGCGATTACGCTTTTGCTCGCTCATCGCTGAAGATTTTAGACTCCGTAAGCATCAGCACTGATGATGCAAGCACACGCATGGACGTATCGCCCGGCGTAGGGAACGCGACCCTTGAGTCGGTGAATATCGATGGCATCCTTTGGCATCCGTTCAACACGTCCTTTCATAAGCAAATCCTATGGACAGCCAGCTTTATGACTGGTTCGTCTGAAATTGGCTCCGCGATTGGCGCGGGCAGGCGCTTGGCTACGACAGACGTGGATGCGATTCAGTTTCTGTTTGACACTGGCACCATTGCCGAGGGCCGTTATGTGCTAACAGGAATTCCGGCGTAAGGAGAGGTTATGTGTTCTGGCGCCTCCATTGACAAATTAACAGCCAAAGGAAACAGCCAGCGATGGTACACAGAATTAGAAAGCCGTCTTTCGCGGATGAAGACGATCCCGTTGGATGGCGTCCCATTCCTGATCCTACCATTCTCACGACACAGCAAATACATCGTGAGCTTGGCGCGTTGCGGGATATCCTTGAAGCCCGCTTAGAGGCATCTGACAAAGCTATCGTTCTTCTACAGAACATTGCCAATAGACAGCCGACCGTTGGTGAGGTCGTGGCCGAAATGCGTGGCCGCTTTGGTGCCATTGAAGTTGAGTTGGTGGAGCGGGAAAAACGCTTTCTTCGCATCACAGAGGATTCGAACAGGGCCGTGGATGCGGCGCTGATCACCGCGAAAGAAGCGGTCAACAAGAGCGAGGCCAATGTCACCAAGACGATTGACGGTATCTCTACGCTGATCGCAAGCGGCGCGAAATCGCAAGATGACAAGGTGAACGATCTCCGCGACAGGGTTACGGCAATTGAAGGTCGGGGGCAGGCGTATAGCCAAGGCTTCGGCTGGATCGCTACTGCCGTTGGTATTGTGGCCGCCGTTGTCGGTGCGATTGTTGCGGTATTCTTCAAAGGGGAGATTGGTGGGTGACGAATGAACCGCTCTGGCTGACGCTTGCCCGCGCCGAGATCGGCACCAAGGAAGCGCCGGGCTACGCCAACAACCCAATCGTTCAGGGTTACTACGTAGACGCTGGCGCGGGGAAGCTGCCAGATAGCGTGCCGTGGTGCGCGGCCTTCGTGGGCGCGATGCTGCGGCGTGCAGGAATTTCTCCTAGCGGCTATCTGGCAGCGCGTTCTTATCTGAAATGGGGTAAGGTGTTGAGCTCGCCGAGGCTAGGGTGCGTCGTCGTGTTCCGGCGCGGCGGAAGCCCATGGCAGGGTCATGTGGCGTTCTTTTTAAGTAGCCGTCCTGGCGCATTGAGCGTATTGGGCGGGAACCAGGACGATGCGGTCAACATAAAGACCTATCAGTCTCGACTTGTATTAGGCTTTAGGTGGCCGCTCACAGGGAGCGCACCATGAACGTGATTTCAGATTTCATAGACCGCATCAGCGCGTGGTTATTGAGTTGGTTCGGGTCTGATCCGCGCGTGGAACAGATCAGGAGCAAGGTATCAGAGGCGTGTGACTTCCTGCCCTCGGTCGCCTCTGTTGCTGCGATGCTGGCAGCTGCTAACCCGACGGTGACGGGAGTGGTCGGCATCGCCACGGCGATTTGCAGAGCCGTGAAGGCGTCGCGCGCCAGGTCTGTGTCTCAGCTCGTCGGCGTTGGGCGCAAGCCTATAGGAACGGTCAACGGCGTTGATATCGAAGGCGACGACCTGAAGCGAAAATGACATGAACCCAACGCAGATAGCGAACCTATTGAAGTCGGCCCTGCTGGCGATGGGCGTCAGCGGCAGCGTCATCGCCTGGGTGTCGGATGAGGTTTGGCTTGCCGTTGGCTCTGCGGTTCTTGCTATCGGGATAGCCGTTTGGCAGGTCATAGCCAGTAGGACAAAGAAGCTGATCGAGGCCGTGGCGAAGGAGCCGGAAGTGGTCAAGGTCATTGTCGATGATAAAGAGTTGGCCGATGCGGTCCCTAGCCACAAAGTCGTGGAGCAGAAACGATGAGCATCGCGGATAAATTCAAAGAAATACGCCGGAGTTTGATCGAGCAGGCGGATGATCAGATCGATATGGGTGACTACAGGAATCAGATTCGAGCGTATCAACAGATCATGAACGATCATTTGAAAGCGTCCATCGAGTTAGCGGAATTGTGTGAGAAGTTGGCACTGGAAATGAAGGAGACAGACGATGGCAATGAGTAACGAAGAGCTACTCGCGCGCTTGCGTGAGGAAGAAGAAAAGAAGAAGGCCAGCACCACGGCTGACGAGGTGCTGAAAGGCACTGCGGGCGCGGGCATCGGCGCTGGCGCTGGCTGGGTTGTCGGAACCGGCGTGACGGCGCTCGCCGCTGCGGCAGGCGTTGCGGCAGCTCCAGTTATTCTCCCGCTCGCCATCGTTGGCGGCGCCATCTACGGCGCGGTCAAGGGCGGCAAAAAGCTGTTCGACTAACGATGCGACGGACCTTGCTGGGAGTAGTGCTGATCTGCGCGGTAGCCACGGCGGCTGCCGCGCAGCCGCAGCACAATCGCGGATGGGGATGGGGCAATCGTGACCATCACCATCAGCGTTATGATCGTGACCGCGACAAGAGCGGTGCCTTTTGGGGCGGCGTTCTAGGCGGATGGATCGCACAGGCTTTGCGGCCTGGTCGGGAAGGTGAGGACGTAGAGGGTGATCTGCGTCCCTGGACCGATCCGTGGTTCGAGTGGTGCAAGCGACGCTACCGCACCTTCGATCCGCAGAGCGGCCAGTATTGGGGCTATGATGGCAAGCCCCACTTTTGCGGATGAGATGATCCCGTTCCTTGATGGCGCGGTCGCTCCGCTCGATCAGTACCGCTACCGCGACGAATACGAGCGGCTGCGCCCGCATCTAGGCCAAGTCCGCTGCGTCCTCGATATAGGCTGCGGCTTGGGCGTGATGGATATCTACCTCGCCCGCTACCAAGGCACGAGGCACGTACATTTGGCCGATGGGACGGGTAAGGGCATCTTCCACTTAGCCTATAGCCAGGATCCGCCCGAGCCGTGGAGCGACGTGCATGCGGCCCACAGCTTCGTCAAGAAATTGGTTCCGTGGGCAACCCACTTAGAGGCCCACGA